TGGTTACTCTGGTCCTCAACCTCCAACAACTGATAACCATGTTTATAGATTGAGTGTTACAGCACATCTAACTGGATCTAGTACTGGGACTCTTACTCAAGGTATTGAGTTTAACTTTGATACAGCAAATACTTTAACTACTGGTGGTGGAACAACTGTTGCTGCCGATAACCTTACTTTCACCTACACTACTGGTGGCGGTGGCGGTGGCGGAGGTGGTGGTTCAGGTCTTACTAGTAGAACAACAGGACAAGCAACTGCTACTAGTTTAGCCAGTAGTGGTAGTGCAGACCTTACTATTACTACAGCAAAAACATATGCTCTACTTAAGATTCAAACTTCTCATGCTGCATGGGTAACTTTATATACTAGTACCACTGCTAGAACAAATGATTCAAGTAGAATAGAAACTGCTGATCCTCAACCAGGATCTGGTGTAATTGCTGAGGTTATTACATCTGATGGTGCAACTCAGATTATTACTCCTGGTACTATTGGTTGGAATGATGATGGAACACCATCAACAAATGCTTATGTTAAGGTAGTTAATAAGAGTGGTGGTACAGCAGATGTCACTGTAACACTACATTTCGTACAACTAGAGGTTTGATATGGACATGAAGGAATACATTGTTACGTGTAAATCTCGTGAGAATTTGCAGAGTCTTTATAATGATATGGAGACAGAGGGTGGTACGCTTTATATTCCTAATAGAGAAATTGAATTGGTTGATCGTAGAGAAGTTAGTAGGAATACCCATTACAAATTAACTAAAGACGAAGCAGAATTAATTTCAAATGATAATAGAGTTCTTTCATGTGATTTATCTCCTACTGAGATAGATGGAGTGGAACCTGTTCTTTATGCAACAAACTATATAAACCCTGAACCATATCAAGTTGGAGTTAAGTTTACTAAGCAAACGGACAACGATATTGACGATCAAGATTATCGTCAATGGGGACATTTACATTCAGCTGGTTCTACTAATCAAAGAAGAAAAAATAGTTGGGGACCAGGTGGTGTAGTTGTTGATAATGTAGAAGTATACAATGATGGTCGTCATGTTGATGTAGTTATTGTTGATGGTGAGGTTGGGTTTGACTCTAATGAATGGGAGAATGACCCAGCAAATCCTAATCAGAGTAGAATGAAACAGTATGATTGGTATGCAGAGCATCCAACTGTTTATTCAGGTAGTTATAGTTATCCACCAGTAAGTGGAGCTCATGATCATGGTATGCATGTAGCTGGCACAGTTGCTGGTAAGTATTATGGGTGGGCAAAAGAAGCAAATATATATTCACTTACCTTTAATGGATCACATGGTGTTCTAAGAATTTTTGATTTTTTAAGAGAGTTTCATAAGAATAAACCAGTCAATCCTGTAACTGGTAGAAAAAATCCAACGATCAGTAACAACAGTTGGGGATTTAATTATACAGCGTCATGGAATTCTGATGATGTGAACTCAATTGATTTTAGAGGACAGACATATAATGCTGCTAATCCTGGTCCTTCTGGATGGACTAACGGTGGTATCCATGCTGACTTTGGTATTAGATATAATCAAAATGGATTTCCTCTAAGACAAAGCGCTTTAGATGCTGACATTGAAGATGCAATTGAAGAAGGTGTTGTAGTTGTAGGTGCTGCTGGAAATTCAAATCATTATATTGTACGTGAAGGGCATCAAGATTATGATAACAAGGCAAATATTAGTGGATTAGATAGTAATACTTACATGCATAGAGGATCAAGTCCTGGATCAGCAAAAGGTGTTATCTGTGTAGGAGCACAAGATGCAAACAGTGATCATAGAAGAGCACAGTTTACAAACTATGGAGATAGGATTGATGTGTTTGCTCCTGGTGAACATATTCTTTCTGTCGGTGGTAGTGGAGGTTATGTTGGTTCTTGGAATTTAAACGGTCCGATTACAAGAGATGGATATCCACTTGGCGTTGATCATATGGTCACCATGAGTGGAACTAGTATGGCATCACCTCAAGTATGTGGTATTCTTGCTTGTGCTGCAACTAATAGAGAAAGATTTACTCCTGATGATGCCATAGGATACATTCGTGAATTGTCAAGAGATGATGGTATGGACTTTGATATTGTAGGTGGTGGATTTGATGACGTTACATGTTTAAAAGAAAGTCCTAACCGAGAAGTATTTTGTAATAATCCTAGACCAATTAGTGGATATGTTTCTGGATGGAAACAGTCTACATTAAACGGTAGACGCCGTACAGATAGGGAGGATAATAATAATTTCCTAACTAGGCAAGTGTATCCGAGAGTCAATGGATTTTATAAACAATAAATAAAAGAACCTTGCTGTTGACGTATGTCAGAAGAAGTAAAGAAAGAAGAACCTAAAAAGGTTGGTGTGTTAGGTAAGTTGAAGGCGGGTTTAGATGACAAAGAAGAACAACTCGCTATTTTATCAACATTTGTGCGTCTGGGGATTCTTGTCTGGTCTGGTGGGATTCTCACTCTTGCCTATATCAAGTTACCTCCTGCTTTGGGTATACCAGAGCAAAAACTAGATCCGACATTTATAGCTAGTGTTTTTACCGGGGTTCTCGCAACTTTCGGCGTCCAAGCAGCTAAAAAGTCTGGTGAAGGTAGTGGAAATGGAGGTGGTAGTAACATAACCAAGGCAGATATGGAGAGATTGATAGAGGCAGCATCACAAACTGCACCTGTTCAGACTCTTCGTATTGAACAAGGACCAATTAAGATTACTACTACTAGTGATCAAGAAAACTTTAAAATGTAAAGGAGAATAGTTATGCAAAAAATAGTTAACATCATTGCTCTAGTATCTGGAGTAGTTTCATTGTCAGTTGTTGGTGGTGGAGTATATCTTTATACTCAGAAGGATGCCATGATTGAGAATGCTAAGGAACAGATCATTAAAGCAGCTACAGGAGCACTTACTGATGCTCTTCCCAGTATGGTTGATTCTGCTATCCCAGAATTGCCAGGAGCAACTGGTGGTGCTTTACCTTCTGTGGGTGGTGGTGCTGGTGGTATTGGGTTACCATTTTGATCACGTTGGTGATTTCTGATGGAAATACCTGAAATTGGTATCAATTCTGGTGAGATTGATATAATGGAAGTCAATATTCCAGTGATGCCTAGTTGGTTGACATCAGATCCACCAAAAGCAATACAACTTCAACCTCCTGTCACTACCCAAATTGGCATACCCATTGTGGATATGCCAGGGTGTGTTGAGGCGCATGAAAAAAGTGATGATAATGATAAACTAGTAGGGGATGATCCTAAAGGTGCTAGAGTTTTTTGTGATGCTGGCATGCCCAGTTATAATACCATGGATTACAATAAAGGTAAGTTGAAATTTACTAGGGAAGCACAGGTTCCACCAATAGCACCAACAGATACACCAGAAGTAGATACACCAGAAGTACCTGACACATCTAAAGCTGTAACAGCAAAGGTTGAATGCCCTACGGAATCACAAAGATTAAAAGAACCAGTCGGGCACATCAAAGGTGACAAGAAAGTCATTGAGTACCGACTGGTTGGAAAAGAATGTATTCAGGTTATAGACGATTTAAATATACCTGATCAAATTATAGGAAATATACCTTCAGCGGGTGCTGTTACGGCAACGGCCTCAATTGCTGTGGTAGCGACCACTTCTGCACTGCTCGCAAAGCCTCTTGCTGATCTTCTGTTAAAGGTTGTGAAACCGACTGTGAAGAAGGTGGTGAAGAAGGTTGCTGCTCTTCGGGGGAAGACACCAGCTGCTCAGTCGCTTGTACAACGCCGTCAAGAGCAGAGGCAGAGGAATCAGGCGATTCGGACTTTGAAAGGTCGTTAGAAGGTGTTGTAGAGTCCTTAGAGGGTGTTGCTTGTGGGATTGAGTGGATATGCTCTCTGATATATGTTATATCATCAACCATAACATCTTCACATACTTGTGCATACTTACTGCCAGGTCTGAATGAGATTCCAGCCTTCATAAGTTCTCCACAATTCTTAAGTCTTGCTATCTCAAAATCCAATCTCTTATTAGCAGTCAATTGTTTTTGCATTGATATTTGTGTATTGACTGCTAGTTTACACTGATCTTGTAATTTTTTATCTAATGGTACTGACCATGTAGCAGAGATTCCTACACCTAGACTGTAATTATCTTTCTGTCCAGTTCTAGTGGGAACAGTATAAAGAATGGAACCTGGATTATCTGGAGCACCATCTTCATCTAAGTCTCTCATATCATAGACAGGACTATTCCACCATTGTTCATTAGGTTTTGCTTGGGATGCACTTCCTGTTATGTACGGTGTGATATTCATGGTACTTCCTTGGCACTGAATACCACCACCATAAGTGTTAGTTATGTACGGACCTTGTAAAACTTGAATAGCCTGGTTCGTGACTGAGCCAGAAGAATTAGCAATAGGTGCTGCAGTTGCTGACACACCACCTACAGTTTCTGCTGCAACTTTAGCAGGAACTATTAAAGTATTGAAACCAAGAACTCCTGCTATTACTGAGAAAAAATACTTGTTGTGTCTGTTACGCTTGTTATATCTGTCGTTCTTTCTATAATTGTTTGGTTCGCTAAACCAGGGCCTTGATATGTTTCTACAAACTGGAACGCTGCTCCTGGTGTTGTCTGTGTGAATGTTGGTTTGCTCCCTACTCCCGTCCATGTTGAAGTCACTCCATCAATAGTTACTGTATTATTTGTCATACCAGGAGAGAGATTTCCTGATGCTGTTATTCCTGAACCTGTTGCAGAGTATTGATACCCTGTATTATAGTCCATAGAATTGATTGATTCCACAACTTTACTAGTTGTTTCTGTATGGCTGGTCATTGAGCCCTGTTGGAAATTGGGCACGACTGGCACTGCAAGGGATTTAGTAGGTGTAAACATGATACTTACACCTGCTACAATCATTATAGTAGATAATTTCAACCCCATCTGAGTTCACCTTTTATTGATAAATGGTGATTTCAGATACAAATTGTCCCGTGGCACTGGTTCCTGCCCCACCGCCAACTACTGTCATAGCACCTGTTGTTAGGATTGTCCCTGTAGGGGCAGTACTTCCAGCAGCAGTAGATGTCTGACTGGATAAAGCAGATACTGCACCAGTAGTAGGTGCAGTTGTTACTAGAGCATCACCTGCAGTAAAATTCTGAGTGAAACTATATGCACCTCCAGTAGTAGTTTGTGTTGCTGTAGCAATAGATCCAGGAGCGACAGCGTTTGATAGTGTTCCCAATCCACCAACGTTACCATCAGCAGAGTTACCACCACCAACGTCCATGGTTACGCCAGATCCAGAGACAGAATATGTACTACCAATTCTTCCAACCTGCGTTGCTGCAGCATTGACAGTCAATTGGATTGAACTTGATTGCTTAGTACTAATATCTGCTTTCACACTAGGTGACATAAATGTTGTCACCGTTAACATACCAAAAAATATAAGAAGTTTCTTCATACCTTCCATAGTCTTAGGTAGTTTTATTTAGTAAGTTATACTATGTGCCACATGATACCGTTTTTGGGGGGATTGACACGGGTTAATATTTGCTATATATTATCGTAGTATTTCTTTACATAAAATGTCAGATCTCCAACTGGCTTTGTTATTTCCTTACATTCCATTTCTAGGTTTGGTTATTGCTTTTGCACTTGCAGGATTAATTATGGATGCTACAGATGGCAATGATGAAGACGATGATAATGATGGTGGTGGAGGTATAATACAACCAGTTTATGCTCCTTCAGGTGCTTGACGAATCTTTCACAATGCGTTACAATAAATAACGCGGGTGGCAAGGACTCGTTCCCCCTATTCAGTGGTCCCTAACAGGAATACTCCACCCTTTTACTTCCCCCAACTGAGACCAGGGGGTTATAATGTCTCTCATACTACATAAAATCGCTCTCTTTTTTTTATGTCTTAAAATCTTAACAGTAGTTGGTAACAACAAATACAGAAATGTTCACGGTGATACATTATAATCTATATAATTCAGATACTACTCAAAGAGGAGAAATTGTGGAACTATTAATTCTTGCTGCAGCTATTGGAGGTGCCGCATTCGGTGCCTTTAAACTTACTCCTAGAGATAAAGATGCAGAGACAAAAATAGAATACCCAAACTGGTAAAAATTTATGGCTAATACTTTGAACGGAAACATTCCAGTAAATGCTTCCCAGATGGATTATGTGTTGCCCAATGAACTTGTAGATGGTATGATTGCCGCAGGAGGCAAGAAAGCCACGGTT